TCTTCTCTGCTTACAAATGCATACTGGAAAGGCATGGCATAAGGTGAATACTCACCAAGAACTTGAGGTGCTGCTTGAGCCTCTAGTAAAGGCTTAGACTCAAGACCGAATGCCTGCAATAATCTACCCATAGACATAAATAATAGCACTTGTCAAGATAATAGACAATGTGATAGGGCGTGTCTAAGTATATATCTGTGGCTTAGGCTGAGGGATCATTAACTTGCTAACTACCATTGCCAAGCCAATAGGAGCGGATATATCTCCAGCAGACTTACGTTTAATTATGCGCCACGCGCTGTCATTAACCTTAGCTGCGCAGTTATTCATCTGCTGGATAAACTCAGCTTGTCCATTGTGGACGACTCTGTGATTGTTTAAGCCTTCTGCCAGATCGCCACAGGCTTTATAGAATTGCTGTCCTGAGACATCTTCTGTTATGACTCCAGCGTTTTTTAATCTATCGGCTATTGTCTGAGTGGCGTACTTGTCAAAGCACACTAGGCGAGGCTTATATATGTCGCACCAAGCCTTTATACTTGCTGCCATCTTCAATTCATCTATGGCAACCTGTGAGCTGTAAGTCTCCAAGATCCCGATGCCAATCCTCCCATCTGGGAGTAGCTGTCCTGCGACCAATGATCCGTTCCTGCGTGAAGGACTGACATCGAAACCGAATACAGTATAAGCCCCGATTGCCATTTCCAGCGTGTTATCTGTAGTTTCCTCAAGGATACCGTGTTGCCAGGGTGACGATAAACTGTCAATCCACTGGCAAAGAGTCTCGGTGCGAGTATTCTCAATAGGCGATGTCGCAATCGCTTCTTCAATCGCTTCCTCGGTAATTGTGTACCCCAGTGAGGGATTAGCCAAAGCCCATGCTTGCCGATCATTTATCTTGCAATATTGTGGCGCAGAATACTCATAGAATCCGAAAGACTTTGGAGGATAATCTATAGCCCTTTCCCTGAGGTCGTTGAGAACAGTTGAGAATGCATCTCCTGCATTCGAGGTAAGAAGTGTCTGACTATTTGGGTGAGCTCTAGTAGTAGGAGTAGCTGCTCGGAATCCATCTTCTGTAATTTCGCGGATCTCATCAACGTAAAGGAGCCCATTGACACTTCTTCCACGAGATCCGTCTCGAGTAGCTGCAACGACATCGAGGCGCGCTCCAGAGAGCATCTCAATAGACTCCGTTCCGTTGGCGTGTCTGATCTGTTTAACGAATCCTTTGAGGTGGTCATTATTCTCCAATAGGGTAGTGATTTGCCGGAAGGTGTCCAGTGCCATGCTCCGGTTAGAGGACATGATTAGGACGTTGGTATTCCACTTGATTAAGTGGGCAAGGATTAACATACGCGCTAAGTGAGTCTTGCCATTCTGTCTGGCTACCAAGATCAGGTTTGTCTTACGGATCCAGTTGCCTTTTTTGTCCACAGTGAGCATGTCCTTGAGCACAAACTCCTGCCAAGGCATAAGCGGAATCTTTACAATCTCGCACAGGTCTTTGACATCTTGCAGCTTGTTTTGACCCTTGAGAAGTGGGCTGTGAAGCCTTGGCTTGGTTGCCCCTCGTAGGGCTTTGGGCTTTCTGGGCTTAGTTGTCATTGACTCGGATCAGGTCGGGTCTTAAACGGACTATCCAGCATCGGTTCGGACTGCATCGGGGAGATATAGTCGATAAAGACAGGGGGGGTAGCCGCTTGTGCTAAAAAAACACCTTCTTGCTTGCTTGACTTGCGTAGATTGCAGCTCTTACACAACACCTGTAAATTATCAAGGTCATGTGTACCACCTGCCTTACGTGGAATGATGTGATCTATATGCAATGGCTCTTCATCTGAGCCACAGTACCGGCACTGCCTACCATCACGCATAAAGACACGTTCCTTATGCACTCTGTATCTACGGCTGTTTAACTTATCTAATGCCATCCGTATTTACTCCAATGATCTAAGGCTATGCATGGCTCACCATATCTATGACCAATATAGTTCAAGCCCCATACTACCTGCTTATATCCATCTACACGTGCAAGGTACTTACTGCGCCCTTGAGGGATACCATGGTGTGATCCATTACGAGCTTCTGGTCTCCAATTACTTTCCTTGGTGTAGAGCTTATCTAAGCATTTAAACTCTTTATAGTTATAGCCCAATAGATGTAATGCATATTCTTTGTGAGTTACATATTGCACTGGTTTAGATCCACCTGCATCAGGCATTATGCATAGAGCTATCCCAATAGCTACTAGCACCCCGCGAGCTACGCCCTTGAAGGGCTCGCGGTGAGCCTTTGAGAGGCTCTGCGCCGTTAGCGTACCATTGCTGTCAAGTTCATTTGCATAAGTGCTGGTCAAAGCGGTGTTTCGTTTCATAAGTACCCCCTGTGGATAACTTCTGTGGATAACTATTTACCCCATTGAATGGAAGATTGCTCACCATGATTAAATGTCATAATGATTGAATGAAAGCTAGATCCTTTCTTGACTTCACCTGATTCATCAAAGTACGAGATTCTGCGACTTGGCATGTAAGTCTTAGGATACTCATTAGCTGCATACATAGAATGTCGCTTGACTCCACCCATTGCATCAATAGGCAAGATGAGTACAGTCTTAACACCATAAGCATAAACTCGCTCTATAACCTTGTCCTTGATACTGAAAGGCGGGTTGGTGATTATGTAATCGCAATGGTAATCAGCTTCTAAGAAGTTGCTCATGCCATGCAAGACAGTGTGTCCATGATCTTTAAGAGTCTTGACGAATAAGCTCTTATCTGAGTCGAATGGACACAGGATTACAGATTGAGGCTTAGGGTCAAGTAATCCAATAGCTAAATTAACTGTGTCTTGGCTTGTGTACCATTCATCTGAATAGACATTCTTAGTAATGCCATTAAGTGTCAATCTTTACCCCATCCTTTGCCCTTGAATACAGCAGGCACAGCTGCAATAAGTTTGGTCATAGGTTCATTGCAGTAGTTACAGAGTATGACTGCCATCTTGTTTAATGAATGGATAACTTCTTGATTTAGATCGCATCTGGAGCATCGGTAGTCGTAGGCTGGCAAGTTAAGCACCTCTGTATCATGTAAGACCCACAGCCTGTGCAGCGGTCAATGTCTGCCTCTGTGGGTTGGCTAGTAAGATGACCGTATTTAAGTTGGAGTAGTGGCAATAGATCAGCTAGTCGGATAATGCAGGCATAGTCACTTGCATCTTCTCCTTGTCCGTTTAGCCGTATGACTCCGAAACCCAATTCCCCAGAAGAAGATGTCCGAGCCTTTAATTGCTTTAGATACGCAAGAGGTTGAAAGCCTGCCCTGGCTTTTACTTCAACATCAAACGGCACGTTCACAATATCCTTGCCACTACCCCTTCCGACAGTAGCACCTGACCACACAGTCGATAGGTACTGTGCGACCACGCGCTCTGTTCGGAAACCTCTGTGCTTCCTTGCTTGACTAGCCATTAAATATCGTCATAACAGATCCCACATAGCCACCATGAGCCAACCGATTGCACTTCTGCTTCCGGTGTTCTTTCCTCGCATCGTGAACACTGCACTGTATCTGTGTCATCTAACTCTAAATTTATAGGCATCTGCTTTAGCAGCTCTATTCTATCCATTGACGGCTTTACACTTTCTGCACTGCCATGCCCCGACTACTGGCTGATCGTCCTTGAACTTAATCTCTGCAACAATGTCATGAGCTTCTGTTGGCTCATTGCATAACTGGCAGTTGATTGTGTCAAACATAGGCACGTCCTCCAAGTTAGTCCATTCCCCTGTTGTCTCGTTATAGAACTCTAACTTACCCATTATGCCCACGCCTTCTGAGGGACAAACTTACCCTCGCTGCTTAGTGTGTACCACTGTGTAGGGCACTTAGGCTCGCCGCCTTGATTATTGACTACTGAACAGAAGTAACCACCCCAAGCCTTGTTATTCTTAGTGCCTTCTCGCCATTGCATGTGTCCATGCTTGCAAGATGGTGCTTCTTGTGCTTCGCCTGTACCTATGATCGCAGCTACGTTCTCAATAGCCTTCTCAAGAGTTACCGGAGCATCTACTACCTTCATATATTCATTAACCGGAGTAGTCCAATAGTCCTGCTGATCTGGTACGAGATCCTGTACCGGTGGCTTTGCTACTTTTGTAGCAACCACCTTGGTCATTTCTTCGCGGCTTGGTCTCTTTCCTTTAGGAGCATAACCTGCATTTGCAAGCGCTCTGCCGATTGCCGAAGTCTCACAATTCTCAAGAGCTGAAGTCTGATTAACACCTCTGGTAGATACCGTCTCCTCAGCGTACCCTGTTGCCCATGCAACGCTATCACTAGCATCCTTATATAGATACGCCTTAACAATGTATCGAGTAGCCTCGACAACCTCCAGCTCTGTTGATATCCGAAACGCTGGATAGTCCTTAATAAACTTTTCAAGTCTTACCTCCACTGGCTCGTAATCGGCTAAATTAAACATATAGTTCATTCTCCTCTGTTGCTAATTGTCCTGCGAGTGCGGCATAGGATGCCATGTCGATCCAGTTGTCAATGTGCTGGGCTGTCTGATTAGTCCTTGCAAGTTTAACCAAGACCATGATCCCTGCCACCTGATAGTCGTGTATTGGTGTCTGGAGGTATGCACTGAGGAGCATTGCGGTGTGTTGCAGGTTATCCGCAGGGTGACCATATGAGAGCCCACGGTCACGGATCGTGTCTGTAGCTGTGAGTAGGATTTCATTAGCGAGCATCGGCTGCTGCTCGCTGATACTTCTTAGCAAGGGCTAGACCCTCGCGCTTACCCTCGTTGAAGCCTTGAGACCAGCCAACTACGTACCAAAGTACGTTAGCAGCTAATAAAATTAAGATCATTGGTAATTGCATCTGTGTACCTATCTGTAGCCAGTGCCCTTGACTGGCTTACGATATTAGTGTGACACACCGACACGACATAATCGTGCATATTTGCATAACGATTTGATAACGGATTTAGGCGTATAACTTTCCGTAAAGGGTAAATGATCCGTCCTTGTTGATAGGCACTAGCATAGGGCTAACATGATTGCCATGGGTTTCTATAACTGCCACAGACATCTGCCAATTAGCACTGCCAGCCTTCAAATAGGAGGCTTTCTTCTTGTCCATGACATTTCCTGCCTCTAAGCCCCACAAAGTCCTGTATGAGGCTCCTATGCCCTCTGTGAAGGCACTGATGCCTGCTCTGTGAGTGTGTCCACAGACTACAGACTTACCAAACTTCTTAGCCAAGCCAAGGGCTGTAAGTCCAGCATTAGAGTTCATAGATCCTTCATCGCCATGGACTAAGACCCAGCCTTTGTGGAATTCAAAGGGCTTTTTGTGGAATCGGATGCCGAGTCCGGCAAAGTCCATAAACTTGGAGTATTCAAGCTCTGGCAACCCAATGAGGCTAGGTGCTCGTAATAACGTATGGTAGAGCCTGTCTGTGTGATTGCTGCGAGTGACATCTGTTGTGCAGAGGTCATACAGAATATTCTGCGCAAGGCTTCTGTCAGCATCGAGCGTTCCTTCCCATTCTAATTTAGTGCCCTGTGCCCACTTGCTTTGTGACTGCATATCTAGCTCATCACCGGTGTTTAACACAAGGTCAAACTTCTCACGCTTTACTAACTTGATTAGATTCTTAACGGCTTGCTCGTGGTGATAGGGGATCTGTAGATCCGAGATCACTAGATAGCGTTTTTTAATCATCGTCCTCATCTTCATAATCGCCGAACTTCTCTGGATCGACTGGGTCTGGCAAGATCCAACCCGGATACGACTGAGGCTCAGTGATCATGAACATGGCTATATCTTCTTTAAAGCCTGCTCTTTTAAGGCTGCAAAAGTATTCATAAAGCCCAATGCAGTAAGCATCTAACTTAGAGTAACCCTGCTCCTCAAGTGCCTTTGTCGCTTTTCTTGCCATGGGTAAATTATCGCTCTAGAAGTAGGTTATAAATCTCATCGACACGCCCGTTAAGTCTTTTGATTTCAGACATAAGGTGTGTAATAACAAACCCAGACAAGCCACCAATGATGGCGAGAGTCGATAGGTAAAGGGTAAAGAAGTCGGATTGTGTCACTTCTTCTCGACCTGATCTATCGCAGCTTCTAGGGAATCGACCACGATGTCTGCAACAGACTTCTTAGCGCGGTAAGACTTAATCGCTTGGCGTAGCACAGGGATAGCAATTACTCCTGCAATACCTGCGATGATCATTGAGAGGCTATTCATTACTTGCTCCTAACATAGGTACTTGAAAAAAAGCCCCATCATCGTCAGCTTCTTTCGCAAACGAGATATGGCAGTGGTGGTTGTGTTTGTTAGCCCCTGTGTATTCTCGCCATGCCCATCCTTTTTTAGAGGATGCGATACGACCATCAAAGATAATGTAGGTAATTCTGCGTTCTTTTTTAGACTTGCATAAGAGACGAATCTGATCTGCAATATCTGGCATGAGGTCTGGCTTGGACTTACCACTGACATCACGATCAACATCGATGGCACGAACCCAGCCCTCAGCATCGGGATTATGATCGCTAGGGCGAGTTGCGTGTCTCGAATCACCGATCCAGCCATCGCTACTGCGATCACGACTTGGGAATGTGTCATCAAACTGCTCCCTTAATTGTTTGGCAGCTTTACTCAGTTGGAACTTCATGGTCTTTATTCTCGCATTTCCATAGACATAACTCTAAATCTAGGCTTGCTTCTTCATGGCAAATTGGTGGTATGAAAGCATCTAGATCAGGATCATAGGTAAAGCCTATTCCTGCATAATTCTTTCTAATTCTTTTATTGTATGAAGTCTGAACCCAAGTGCCACCTAAACCCAATTCATTGGCTAAATATTCTTGACCGATATCTTCCTTATCGTTGTCAATGACTAAGACTCTAGTGACTGTGTTAGTTGCATCTATTTCTGCAAAGTAAGCCATTATCCACCTACCTGACTGCGTGTGTAGCGAACAATTATAAATCCGCCTGCACCTGATCCACCAGCTGCACCGTTAGATCCACCGCCGCCGCCTGAACCAGTTGTCGCTGTTGCTGGATTACCTGCAAATGGTCCAGTGCCGACTGTGTTTCCTGAGCCTGCACCACCGCCGCCCGAGCCACCTGCGCCGCCTGTTCCTTGCCATGCACCTGCGCCACCACCACCCGCAATAAATCCTGACACGCCCAAGCCCACTACTGATAACCATGAAGAATAACTGTTGCTTCCTGCTCCACCTGCGCCGCCAACGGTAGAAGGATTAGTAATGCTGGAACCTATTGCACCTGCGCCACCACCGCCTGCGCCTGCTGAAGGATCCGCACCATTAAAACTAGTTCCACCGCCAACATTGCCTTGACCAGATGTGGCAGTTCCGCCACTGGCAAAACCCGTAGTAAATCTAACGCCTGCGCCGCCGCCCGAGCCACCGTTGCCACCATCCCAGTTTGGAGATGTTGCGGTACCTTGTCCACCACGACCACCGCCTGCGCCTGCTTGCAATGATGCAAACTGTGATTCAGTGCCAGATGTATCACTTGCACCGCCTGCGCCAATTGTTGCTGTCCTAGTGCCTACCGATAAAGATTGGCTAGAATGAAGAATTAAACCACCTGCTCCACCACCGCCACCGCGCTGGAATCCACCACCACCACCGCCACCAAGGACAAGAATGTCGGCAGTTACTGCACCACCACTAACCCCTAAAGAAGATGTGCCTGTAAAGGTTCGATAATAATAAGTAGCATCTGAGGTAAGAGTGCCGCCAGTAACTACTGGGAAAGTTGTGCTGCCAGCAATAATTCCAATTAAAGGACTAAGCATTATGCGATTGCACCTACTACGATCCAAGAGTTAGCAGCTATCTTTATACAAGCTGCTGACTTGTAACGAGCAAGGACTGGAGCGGCAGCAGTAGCACCTGCGCTTGATATAGTTGTAGTACCAGAAGTAACAGCGTTGATTGTAGTTATTCCAGCACCTTTCTGATAGACAAGAAAAGTTGTGCCAGTAGGGAAGTTATAAGTCGCATCCGTTGGGATGCGGAAAGTGTTAGCAGAAGCATTATCCATTGTGCAGATCGAATAAAGACCATCTGCCTTGACCGCTGTGTAAGTAGTGCCAGTCTGGGCATTGACAGTAAGACCAGCAAACTCAGCATCTATGGCATCGCCCAGCGAACGCATAGCCTGTGCGCCATCTTTAACAAGGCTAGTGTTATCTGGCTCTGGAAAGCCGAAGTTCGGTGATGTAGCCATTAGTTAGTTCTCCAGTCGTTATAATTGAGTAATTGTATCATTGAGGTTTGTTAGATAGGCGGTATTGAGAAGTCTGTCGCTGAGACATACAGGGTCATATCCACATAAGTAGGGGTGGCATTAACAGCTATGTTTTCAACAAAGCCCTCAAAGGTTCCCCCAAGCAGATTGCTTGGTAGGTTGTCAATAGATACAGGCTCATTACAAAACACAGTAATAAGATCATCCAGCATTGCGCTAGGTAAATCTGGGTTATCTAAGCGGAAGCGGATCGCACCGAGTGAGCCTCTAGGAGTATTGCGTAAGAATAGTTCTCTTTCAGCAATCTGCTGCATATCGCCTATGTTAAGAATATTAGATTCTGTTGATTTTTCAAACAGCCCATAAGCTGCGATTGAAGCACTATCTGTCAAAGTTAGAATAGTTGCATAGCCTGTGGAATATTTATAGATCAGACTATTGCGTAGGCGAGCAGTCTGGGTCTGGGACTGGATACTGCTGGGAGTGGCATAGGCAGCATCTAGGTCTGTGTAACCATTAAACAGCAAGTAATTCTCGCGGTGATCTGCATCGGCATAATAGACCAAGCCATCGTTGCCTTCACTGATGATGCCTAGTGCGCTATTGGCTATCTGATCCACAAGGCTTTGGCTCTTAGCAGAAGCAGATGCGTTGATCTGGATCATATCAAACTCGCCTTGGTCGATCTGACCCAAAGAGTTCTCGGCTTCATTCCATGTAACTGTTGCTGGGTAAGTAGCCCATGTCACAGTTGCATTTACTTCATCCCATGTACCAGCAAGGGCTGCATCCAGAATAACTGCGATCTGCTCACCATCTCGGGCAGAGGCAATGGCTGTGTTATAGACCGCTTTAGATAGTTTAGATAGTGGACCAATACCTAAGATAGTGCCAGTAGTGACATAGCCTAATTCTTCTGGACTTCTGACTCCGATATTAAAGTCTGAGACTGTGCCTGCAAAAAGTTGCTTATAAACTCCTGCTGAGTTCTTTAGCTCTAAAGTGATTGGCTCAGTGATGTTGATCGTAAAGGGTGAGTTATCGGCATTGACTATCTGAACCTGACAGTAGCCTGCTGTGGCTTGTCGATCTATGTCTAAGCGACCAGTTGCATAGGAAACAGAGGTAACAGTCGTATAGACGTCATCTCCTACTGTTACACGCCATTCTGGGAGCCATGTCATGCTATAGCCAGACCACGCAATGTGCCGCGCTGGGCTGCATCTGTAAGCACTTGGTCAATAGCCTCAGCGATAGCGTTTGGATCACCAATGCCAGTGTTCACAATAATTGTGTTACCGCCGCCACCCATGGCAGACCCCGGAAAGCCGCTAGAAGCATAGTTGCCTGCTGTAGATGAATAGCCTCCGCCACCGACTACAGGCACGAAACTGCCAGCAGCTAGTGCATCAAGGAGTGAAGTGCTGCCGCCTGTTGTTGCAGTTGCTGCTGAGGTGCTAGTGGGTTTGCCGCCACTGATCATTCCTAACAAAGCAATAGCCTGATTAAGGTTGGCTAGGTTAATTAGATCCTTTGGAAGGATTGAGTCAAGGATGGACTTAATATCTCTTAGTTTAAGATCCTGATTGGTAAGCACACCAAGGATCTTTAAGTCTGCATTGAGTTTAGCCGTTGCATTAGAAATGGCTGCAACATCATTGGACTTGATTGCTTCTTCAAGATCCAGAATAGATTGCTTAACTTCTAGGCGAGCAAGGTCGTTAGTAATCTGTAACAGTTGTGCTTGGCTAGTTACTTTACCCAGTTGCTCGGCTGCACTCTTCTCAGCTGCTGCTAACTGGATCTTTTCCATGTTAAAGACATTCTCACCCTTGCCAAGGGCTAGGTTAGCCTTGTCGATGGCTGCCTTTAACTGCTTGGCTTTGAGTTGCTTCAATTCTTCTGCTGTGAGTTTCTTGCTAGATCCAAGAGTTGCAGCAGTATATTTAGCGTCTAACTCGGCTAAGTGTGCAAGCCCT